TTTGAAACATTTTCAACTTCACCTTCTTCTACTAATTCTTCAATACCATCTTCGTTAAATGTACTTTGTATTTGTTCGTTTTTCATGTTATTTCTCCTTATCTAATTCTGGTAAACCAGCAATACTTGTTAATAAACTTAATATTCCGGCTAATAATCCAGTTGATCCTACCATCAACCAATTAACTTCATGAAAAGCAGCAGTTGTACCAATAGTAGCTATAATAGTTTGTGCTATTGTTTTTATTGCACGAACACCTGCACATTTCCACCATTTTTTACTCATATTTATCTCCTTTCTATAATAAAAAAAGAACTAATTTAGTTCTCTTTATATCTTAATAAGTACCATTTAGTAGATATATTCTAATTTTCGTTGCCTGACTACTACAACTTTCGTGCCAAAGGTTTACTTTGTTAATACACGGTCTCTGAGAGGTATTTCAACCCCTTTTATATCTACTCAATGCTACCTATTAAAATAGGTAACACAAAAAAAGAAAATATCTAAATGATAGTATCTCCCATCACATAGAATAAATTGTTGGTGTTTAATTAATAAGCACCATTGAATAGATATATCAGCAAAATCGAATTGCATAAAATGTTAGTTAACATAATTTTACGATTATATTTTCATAGAGAACTAACTCGCAATATAATCAACGACCATCGTTTCTATATCTACTCAATGCTGCCTATTAGGCAACACGAAAACTATATATATGATTGGCACTTTTAATTAGCACCATACAGTGATATGCTTGTAGTTTTTTAAAAGTTATTTTAGAAAATATGGTTATAAATCTGTAATTATGAGTAAATTGCATATCACTCTATGCTGCCAAATAGCAGCACCGAAATGTGAAAAATAAATACAAGTTGTGAAATTAATATTTTCACAATATTATTATTTCATTAAAAACCTATCAAAATCTATCATTTTTTCGATTTTTTATTTATTTTTTTATTTGATCTAGCTTTAATACCATCATCTATTCCAATAATAATTACAAGTGATGTTAGTAATACAGTAACTAGAATAATTATATATAATCCAATCATCATTAATATTTCTAAAGGTTCATTCATTTAATTGCCTCTCATATAAACTTTTGGTTTTGTATCAATTTCGTATGTTTTTCCAGTAACATAAATATACTTTATATTTGGATGCATTTTTAATTCATTATATTTACCTTTTATTTCTAATAATTCCTTATATTCTTCTAATGTGATTGTAATAGTTTGTTTATTATTCATTATCTTCACTTTCACTTTCTTCAATATATTCACCATTTTCATCAAAATGTTTATGTTCAAACTCTTCCCATGATTTGCTAAACTCTTTCCCTAAAAATGCTTCTTTTAATCCACTAATTTGTTTTAATCTCAATACTTCATCACTGTCCATTCCTAAATTAGTAGCAATTTCTTCATCAGTTTTACCTAATCTAACTAAATCCAATACTAATTTACTCATGTCAATTATTTGATGTGTTCCTTTTGCCCTATTAAATCTAATTGTTGCATTCATATATTCATCAATGCTTTCATTTAATATAACTACTGGAACATATTCCATTCCAAACTCTTTTGCTACTAAATGTCTATGGAAACCATCAACTATCATATAACTATCATCATTTTCCTTCATAACTACTAAAGGAAAACAAAATCCACTTTTTCTAATTGATATTTTTAATAGTTCCATTTCTGGTTTTGCAACCTTATTTGGGTTCCATGGATTTGGTTTTAATTTATCTAATTTAATCAATACTGGCATTCTTATTTCAATATTATCTCCAGTAATTATTTCTGTTCTTGTATTTTCAATTTCGTTATTTTTCATTTTTTTCATTCTCCATTTCTTCTTTTACTTTATTATATAATCTTTTTAATGGTTTACTATCACATGAGTTTTCATCATATAAATTATTACAACCATATATCATTTCTTTTAAATATTCTACATCACTTTTAGTTTCCCCAAAACTTAATCTAGTTAAGAAAAAGTCGTTTCTTTCTAATGCTCTTGCAACTCTTCTCCAACTAGGGACTATTTTTAAACTTTCCATTTTTTTATCAGCTTCATCTGGTATTCTATCTAAAGGACACCCACATTTTTCATCCCAATATTGGAAAAACTTTTTTATTTTTATTGCATAATGTTTTTCTAATTTCTTATTATATATTCCTATGCTTTCTAAAAGATATAAAGCCCATTCTTGCCATGTTAAATGTGCAGGTTTTTCACTTTTGATATTTCCTAATGCTGATGTTCTACAATATATATTTCCAAAATTAACACCAGCTACTCTTTTTAATAACTTGTCCCAATTTTCGGCTTCAATAGCTCTATATTGATCTAAACCATTTTTTTGGTCATCACCAAATGGCTGACATAGTCTTTGTTGATGTATTCCTAAACCATTTTTATACATTAATTCATATACATAATTATATTCTAAATTATATTTAAATGTAGCAATCCAGTCATCTTCAGTTCTCCAATCGTATAATGGGTAAATGCTATATGTATTTTGTAATGGCTTACATCTTGTTGTGTATGGTTTATCTTTATATCTATCTTTTTTCATTGATACTATCGTTCTAAAACGATTTAAACTTTCATCACATCTTATACCAACAAAATGGCAACACATTGAACCATTATATTTTTGACTATACCATTTTTCAAACTCTGGAACAAACTCTTCAAATTCCATAGCATATTTAAAAAACGGGAATATATTATTGTCTTCATTAATTGCAAAATCTGGCATTTCCCTAACCCATTTTTCTTTTTTTGATTTTTCCCAACAAATCCATCTTGGTTCAAATACACTTACAGCATTTCTTAATGATAATGGTAGACATACCCAATAAAAATCTCTAATATATTTTAATTTATTTTTTAATGTTTTAATATGTTCAATTGTCATTAAATATTGTGCTTCCATATCTATAAATAAAACATCAAATTGCTTGTTTTTCTTTTTGGCAACCATTTCTACTAATTGGATCATAACTGTGCTATCTTTACCACCAGAATAAGAAACACATAAATTATCAAAATTATCAAATGCAAATTCTATTCTTTCCATAGCTGCATCAAATACATTTTTATCTTTGTATATTTTCATATTTAGTTCTCCATTCTTCTATAACTTCTTTAGCAATACTGTTTGCTTTATCTTGTTGTAACTTACTCATCATCATCCACGCTTGACAAACTTCTTGAGCTTTTGCACCAATTAATAAATTACATGTAGCTTGTCCTAACCAACTTATAGGATTAAACATTTTATTAGTAAAATTAACCTTTGTTGCAATCTCGTAAGTATTTGATGTATCAATCATATTCTCTTTTAAATTATCACTTGTTAATATTTCATAACATTGCATAATAATTTCTTTATCATGACCATTTTCATACATTCCATTTTTGTAATCTTCCCATTCTTCATATTCAATCCATATTGGTTTTATTTTACTTGTTTTCATTTATTATTCACTTCCTTTAAGTTCTTTTAATTTATCTAATTGTTGCATATCAAAGAAATATTTCACTTCAAAATCTTGTAATGGTTCTTCGTTATCTTTTAGATACCACTTGTCAAATCTCCACTCTGCAACACTAGGAATACATTCAAAATTGTGTTTATCATAATACTTTACAAGAACCCAATCATAATTTTCTTTATTTTTGAAATATTCATCTATTGGTTTCCATTCTAATTCATTTATTATATTATTTAATCTTTCTATTTCTTTATTTGCTGTTTCTAATTCAGCAAGTAATTGATTAGTCATTTATTCTTCACTTCCTTTAAGTATATTTAATAATTCTTCTTTTTCTTCTCTTTCACATTGCATATAATTTTCATATTCACTATCTTCAATTATATGTCCTTCTATATATTCTATTGCTTTATCTATTCTTTGTTGTAGTTCCTTATTTTCTTCTTGTAGTTTTTCATTATCTTCTACTACTCTTTTAAAATCTTCTTCCAAACTAATTACATTGTTTTTAGTTTTTTCTTTTTCCATACTTATTTTTCCCTTAAAGCTATTATTTCATCCTTTTTAATGCTCTATACACAG